TGTGCTTCCTCTCGCTACTCCTACAAGACTCTATATGACTGGCAGTTTGCGGAGCTGGATTACCTACATTGCATTGAGGGAAAAGAATGGAACTCAGAAAGAACATATGGATATTGCAAAATCTTGTAAGAAGATATTTTGTAAAGAGTTTCCTATAACAGCAGAAGCCCTGGGAGGTATTGATAATGAGTGGTTGATATGATATTATATAAAGATAAGTAGTTGGATACTTTACTACCATGGGAAGAAAATCTTCTATCAATGTTGGAGATGTTGTAGGAAACTTTACTATACTGGAAGTAATACCTGCAACTAAATCAGGACAGCATACCAGAGGAGTTGTAAGGTGTTCTTTATGTAATAATGTAAAGGAGATGTATAGTTTCAACATAAAGAGGAGATACTCCTGTGGATGTAGCCAAAAAATATCCTCTACTTGGAAACATAATGGTGGAGCATACACCAGGCCTTGGCAACTTGCTCCTGGTGAGGCTGCAAAAAATAACTTATACTATCAATACTCTAAATGTGCGGAGAAAAGAAACCACACATTTGACTTGACAAAAGATGAGTTTTGTGGTATAGCAACTGCTCCTTGTCTTTATTGTGGAAGTCAAGGTCAGAATAGAGTAAAGGGAGGAGGAAAAACCAGTGGTGATTTCTACTATACAGGTGTTGATAGAGTAGATAATACTCTTGGTTACACCAAAGAGAATTGCGTTCCTTGTTGTAGAGTATGTAATAGTATGAAGTTAGATATGGATGTAAAGAATTTTGCAGAGCATATCAAAAAAATACACAACAACCTGCCTACCATTTCAGAGGCATTAGACTGGTAATAAATATACACACTTGAGGTGAAATTTTGGCAACTTATCCAATTAAACATAAAGAAACAGGTGAGACTAAAGAAGTCAAAATGAGTGTTCATGACTGGGATCAATGGCGTAAAGACAATCCTGACTGGGAGAGATTTTATACGCCAGAAAATGCACCAGGAATGGGACTTGAAATGGGTGACCCATTTGGTAAGCTTTACACAAAACATCCTGGTTGGAAAGATGTTATTTCTTCAGCTAAGAAACAACCAGGAAGTAACCTAAAACACTACGATTGATCGAATGCCAGCAAGAAAGAAGAGAGAAAATCCAGTTCCTTTTGGAACTAGTAACAGAGTGATGAAAAGGAAAAAACCCATCAATCTTGATTACATCAGAGAAATTGATCCTATCACACCAAATCAAGAATTGTTCTTTGATAAGTACAAGGACAATCAAAACATGGTTGCATATGGTGTGGCTGGCACAGGTAAGACTTTTATTACCCTCTACAACGCCCTTAAAGATGTTTTAGATCCCAACACCCCCTACGAGAAGATCTACATTGTGAGGTCTCTTGTACCCACAAGGGAGATTGGATTTCTTCCAGGTGATCATGAAGACAAATCTGATATCTATCAGATTCCTTATAAGAACATGGTTAAGTACATGTTTGAGATGCCAGATGATAACTCTTTTGAGATGTTGTATGGTAATCTGAAAACTCAAGGAACTATTAGTTTCTGGAGTACATCCTTTATCAGAGGAACAACTCTTGATAATTGTATCTTGATTGTTGATGAATTCCAGAATCTCAACTTCCATGAACTTGACTCAATTATCACTCGTGTTGGTGAAAGTTCTAAGATTATGTTCTGTGGAGATGCCACTCAAACTGATTTGATTAAAACATCAGAAAAGAATGGTATTGTTGACTTTATGAGAATTTTGACAAACATGCCATCTTTTGATACAATAGAATTCAATGCAGAAGACATCTGTCGTTCTGGACTCGTCAAAGAGTACATTGTTGCTAAACTTGAACTTGGTATGTAATGTTCAATCACATTGAAATTGATTATCCTGTTCTCAATCGTGAGAATATAGGTGATGTTCGATACTATGATACACCTGATGGGGTCAAATTAGTCTCCATTACATCCATTATCAGTCATTACAATCGTGAGATCTTCCGTAAATGGAGAGAACGCGTTGGTAATGAAGAAGCAAACAAAATTACCAAACAATCAACCAGTCGTGGTACAGACATGCACACACTGGTTGAACATTATATGAAGAATGAGGAACTTCCTGAAGTTCAACCTCTTTCACAGTTTTTATTCAAACAGGCTAAACCTGATCTGAATAAGATTGATAATATTCATGCCATTGAACAAGCACTTTTTAGTAAAGAACTTGGAGTGGCAGGGACAGTTGACTGCATTGCTGAGTTTGAAGGTGAACTTGCTGTCATTGACTTCAAGACAAGTAAGAAACCCAAAAAGAGAGAATGGATTGATCATTATTTTGTTCAATGTGCCGCTTATGCTTGCATGTTGTATGAAATGACTGGTATAATGGTAAAGAAATTTGTAATCATCATGTCCTGTGAGGATGGAGAATGTGTAGTTTATGAAGAAAGAGATAAGAGAAAATACATTGGTCTTCTCGACAAATATATTAGAGAATTTGTTAACTTCAAATTACAGGAACATGCCAAAACCTGAGGATAATAAAAGTATTGAAGACATCTTTGAACAAAAGTTTTATTGTTCTCGAAAGTTTGCAGATGAAATTGAACACATTGTTCTTGAGAACAAGGACATGAAATATGTTGATGCCATTGTTCATTTCTGTGAACAAAATGGTGTTGATGTTGAATCAATTCCTAAACTGATCTCTAAACCACTTAAGGAAAAACTTAAGTGTGAAGCGATGGAATTGAATTTGTTGAAACGTACATCACATGCTAAACTCCCTTTATGATTCCTAAAGTGACACCGTTTGATACTTATAAATCTTATCTTGGATTGAAGAATCACTTTACCAAACCAAAATACGATTATCATTTGTATAATGGAAAGTCAAGAGCATCCCTTCAATCCTTTTATAAAAGAAAAGATAGATTTTTCTTCGAAAAGCTCTCCCGTCAGAAGAGTGATGAGGAGGTTGTTGACTTTTTTGTTTCTAATTTTGTTACTTCAGATGACCCACAATCTCTTTGGATTGGAGAAATTGTTAGAAACGGAGAGCAGAACTACACAGATTGGAAGAGAAAGGTCCAATCCTTAAGTTATCATTTTAGGGGAGAAATGGAGTCTATTCTTCTAGATCAAGATTTGGATTCTGTATTTACATTGAAGAATGGACATCCTCTCATTCTTAAGAAATATCTAACTAAAGAGATTTCACTTGAAACTCTTGTCATTCTTGATAAAATACTATCATTCGTCAAAGATTATGATCAAAAACTCCAAGATCCTGTGTGGTTAACCGTAAGTTCTTTAATTAAGAAGTATCAATCTTTTTTAAATATAGATGTGTTCAAATTCAAGAAAATTCTAAAGGAAATAGTAGTAGGATGAGTTTCTTTCAATCAGAGTTCGTTCAAGAAGAACTCAAAAGCATTCAAGATTTACAAGAAAAAGTTTATGAGAATGTGTTTACATTCTCAACCATGAGTCGTGCTGATAAAATCTATCACATTGAGATGTTGGAGGAACTGTTGAACAAACAGCAGGTTCTTTATGCAAGAATGAGTTTGTCTGATGATCCAGAAGCAAAAGAAATGAAAGAAAACATTATGACTTCGGCACAACAATTGGGATTTCCACCTGATGTTGATCTTGGGTTTGTATTCAAGAACATGACTAACATCATCACTAACATGAAAAGGTCTCTTGGAGAGAACTCATAAATATCATATAATACAGGGCTGGACGATCCCTAAGCTAAGTCACAAAGACCAAATACGTATTAATACGAGGTACACATGTCATTTTCAAATTTAAAGAAACAGAGTAGTCTTGGAAACCTCACACAGAGACTTGTGAAAGAGGTGGAGAAACAGAACAACACTGGTGGAGGAGGTGGTGATGACCGTCTGTGGAAACCAGAAATGGATAAGAGTGGAACAGGTTATGCTGTTATTCGTTTCCTTCCTGCTGTAGATGGAGAAGACCTTCCTTGGGTCAAACTCTTCTCTCATGCATTCCAAGGTCCTGGTGGATGGTTTATTGAAAACTCTCTGACTACAATTGGCGGTAAAGATCCTGTTTCAGAACTCAATCGTGAACTCTGGAACAGTGGTAATGATAAAGACAAGGAAACAGTTAGAACTCAAAAACGTAAGTTGTCTTTCTACAGTAACATCTATGTGGTGAAGGATCCTGCCAATCCTCAAAATGAAGGTAAAGTGTTCCTTTATAAGTTTGGTAAGAAGATCTTTGATAAGATCATGGATGTTATGCAACCTGAGTTTGATGATGAAACACCAATCAATCCATTTGATTTCTGGAGTGGTGCCAACTTCAAACTGAAACTTCAGAAGAAGGATGGTTACTGGAATTACGATAAGTCTGAGTTCGACACTCCAAGTGCACTTTTGGATGATGATGAAGCACTAGAGGCAATCTGGAAAAAACAGTATTCTCTTTCTGCTCTTGTTGCACCTGATCAGTTCAAAACATATGAAGAACTGAAGAAACGTCTTGATTATGTTCTTGGTAAAGGATCAACTCGTCGTTCCTCTGTTGAGGAAGAGACTGAGTATGATAACTATGCTGCTCAAGAACAGAAAAAGATTAGTGAAGATCAGGTAATGGAGAAACTTGAGGAGTCTTATAAGGCTTCTCAGAGTAGAAATGAAACTTCTTCTGATTCTGATTCTGAGGAAGAGGATCCGATGAGTTATTTCTCTCGTCTGGCTGATAGTTAATATCCCAGAGGGGAACCACTTTTGGTTCCCCTTTTTTTATGAGTGAATCTGCAATAAGAATTATTAGATCTCTAAACTCACGAGTTTCAGTAAAGTTATCTCCAAACTCTCTTTCCCAATGCACCATGGAACCTAACTCAATGAGTGTTGCTGGTGCATTTTGAGCAACTGCTAATGTCTTATTTGGAAGGCTATCAGTCTGTTTAAAGTTACCTAACTGAGGATAAACATTTTGGAATGCTTTCAATGCGATTGAAATTCTTTCTGCAAGTTTTTTATCTTCCTTATCTCCAGGTCTAACTCTTGTAAGAAACCCTACACCACCTCTTCCAACTTCTGCATCAAAGTGAAGTGGAATGATGATAACATTTTCATTTGATCTGTCCCTAATGTAATCATCATAAGCATCATAACTACCAAAGGTCTCAGGTGCTATAATCTTTACATCAACTCCATGTCTTTCTTTTAGGATTTTAGCAAGAAGTTCTGCAGCATAATCTTGATGATCTCTTTCTCTACCTTCTGCACCTAAGAACCCTGCTGCATAAAATGTTCTACCTCCCCTCCTGTCAGGAATTTTCCATCTGTTTTCAGGTTTTACATGATCTAAAACAATAATAATAGGAGGGGTAGGATTATCCATAAAGTCTTATATTTTGTCCCTCAACCACCATTGAGTTTTTATATTGAGAACTTCCAGATGGATATGGCATTTCGTTTTCCAAATCATTTATAATGATATTAAGATAGAAAGGTTTCAAAACAAAAATGTTTCTTCTTTCATCTTGAATTTTATTTTCATATTCATAATTTGAAATAGTATCAGTGATACCTACTTCAGTGACCTCAACACCTCTTTTGTAGTCATAATAAGAGAATGAAAAGTCTTGAGGAACACGAAGTCCCTTTTGAAGCATAACACGATTTGAACTATTTCTTATCTCTTTAGTTTCATAATGATGAGCACTATAGACGTTTTCATAAGAACCATATTTGTTTAACAAATAGTTGTCAAATGATTTTTGACTCAATGGCCATTCATTTTCTGGGTTGATTATGTTATTTGATAACATAATAACCCAATCTAAATTTTCATCTTCATAAAGTTTATATGCTACATTGTCAGGTCTTTCATCACCAACAACTTTATACTTAGTAAAATAAGATAAGTCATTAAAAATGTCTGGCCTTATTTCACCACGACGAAATAAGTTTTTAGTTTGAAGATAGTCAGAAATGTTTTTTGCACCAGGAAGACGACTTACATAGTCGAAATTAGGAACATATCTAAAATACTTTTTAGCCATTAGTAACCCATTCCATCGGCGCCTTGTTGATCCTTCTGATAAATTGGAGCAATTTCATTAAATGATAATTGTAACCCATAGGCTGTCATTGAACCATCTGGATAAGTCATGTATTGCTCACCATTTGGTGAATAATTTACAGAACATGCAGTAAGAGCACAAGGTTTAATTTTATTTAGATAGGGGTGTTGACCACCACCATTAAAGATGTATTGGATTTGGAAGATGTTGGGTGTGTAAAGAAAATTACTCTCATTACTAATTCTTGGAGCCATTTGTGTTTTCAGATTCTTGATAATCTGACGAATGATGATAGATTCAGTATCTGTTCTTGGAGTTAATAAAAAGTTAAAATTAAATTGTCTCATTTTTGGACCCTTAAATAAGAGTTCCATGTTGGGATTAAGAATAGAACCAGTGGTTCTTGTTAAAATATTTGCACCAACTGCTTGACCTGCAAAATATGCCTTTACTGCATGTTTCATATTATCATCTGCCATGAAACTTTTACCAGCCTCTATCAATCCACTTCCAAGTGCTTGTACAGCACCTACAAAATCACCAGTGGCTGCAGTTTCCATGGTATCCATTCCAACTTGTGCAGCTTTTGCTTGAATTGGATTGAGTGAGTCAGGTCCAAAATCAACTGATGATGATTCTGCTGCAGGAATCATTGGAAGAATCATCATTGGTCCAATTGGATCACCTAATCTATTAAATCCAGTTGGCATTACTGAAATTGCCTGCTTAGCAGAATACTCATGTGCCTGAATTTGAATATAATCATAAGCGCCTCCAACAGTTTGTTCAGGATAACGAAGCATTGCACTAGAAAGAGCTCTTCCTCCATCAGCAGTTGCAAATGATCTTGCACCAGAACCAACTAAACCAGTTTCTAAAGTAGTTGGAACTGCTCTTAAACCTCCAGTTCCTCTAAACTCTCTTACAATTTCTTCATTGGGGAATGAAAAGGTAGAATCATTGGAATCAGTACCACTTGTGTTTGGTTCACTTGATTCACCAAAAATATCATATTCAGAGATTTCACCATCATCATTGACAATTTGTTTTGTAAAGGGGTCAATAACTCCAGGAATTTTATTTACTTGTGCAAACTGTTTGGTATTATTATAGTAATCAAATTCAGTAGGATAATTTGAAATATCATTCAGAATATTTGCTCTGTCTTCATTAAAAACATGTCTCCCCTCATTATAAAACAATCTTTCAAACTCTGTGTTTGTTAAGTCAGAAGATGTGTTTTGTCTATTATAGAGATTTCTAAAAAGGGTAGTGTTGACAAGTTGCCACTTATAACCTTCAATAGATCCTGATGGTGGTGATGTGGCTAAAAATGTTGATGCCGATTTAGATCCAGACTGATAAAGTCTTATTGACCCATTAGAAGTTTCAGTGAATTCATCGATGTCAACACCTTCCCAAATTCTTGTCGTCTTAAACTCAGCCATTAGATAAAGGTGGTTTTAGGTATTTAGTTTGAATTTTTGATATGGAATTGATCTCATATCTGAAAGTTCAGAATCACGAACCACATGAAGTAATCCCACAACTTCTTCCCAGGTGTAATTGTGAAAGTCACCCCAATGATAATTTAGTCCTCTAAATCCCCATTTATAAACTCCAACGCATGCAATAAGAGGATATTCATCATATGTGATTCTTGGTGTTTTGGCTTTGTAGATGAATGTGTAATAATTACCAACATCAGGAATAATTTCTGTGTCAGATAGAATGGAAATAATTTCCAACATTTGATCATCAGAATCACCTAAACCAATGATTCGATCAACGTCTTCGTTTATTCTGTTTGGTTCTTCCATAAGGTTTAATACCTAAATGATCTTCTGTGATAATCATAAATTCAACACCATTGTCTAAACAAAACTCACGTGCAGCACTCCATTTTGCTTGATTGACTGCATAAGTCACAGATTCATAAATGTAAGACTTGGTAACTCTTGATGGTTTCTTTGGTGGAAGTGTTTGTTTTTTAGGTTTGACTTCAACAATGTATTTTTTTATCTTCCCATCCTTTTCTTTTACTTCAATCAGATAATCAGGATAATAACGATGAACTCTGTTATCTTTAGGAGAAATGTAAGGAATAGAAAACTCTTCAGATGCCCATCTCAACACTTCTTCTCTGGTGTCACACCAATGGCAAAACTTTCTTTCCCAAGATGAACGACAGATAATGTTATTGGGATTTCCCTGATATTTGTGTGGATTAGTGGG